GTTACAAAAAACCGATTATGAGATTCGAAGGGGGTGTAAACGTGGCACGGGAGAGGGCCGAAAAGGCCGCCGGCGAGGGCATGAATTCGCCGGAGTTAACAAAAGATCAGCGGATCCGGAAGGAATACCTGCGGATGTGCGAATTATTCGCGGCGATGCCGGAGAACGAGCTGGCCTTCTGTGACCCGCTGCTGCAGAACGCCGCCTTTATGAAGGTCACGCTGGAGGATCTGCAGGACGCCATCAACGAAAACGGCGTGACGGACTGCTACCAGAACGGGGCGAACCAGTCCGGGACGAAAGCCAGCGCGGATCTGCAGGCGTACAACTCACTTGCTAAGGTTTACAACGCGCTGATGGAGAAGCTGAGCAACCGGCTTCCGAAGATCATGAAACAGAGCAGACTGGCGGCGCTGCGCAATGAGTAAGAAGACGGAGAAGGACTGGATTCTGACCTATTACCAGCAGATTCAGAACGGCACGGCCACCGTGAACCACTGGATCCGTGAATGGTACGCGCAGATCGTCGAGGGCCTGCAGGAGAAGCGGTTCTTCTTCGACCAGAAGAAGGCCAGCAAGGTGATCTTCTTCTGTGAGAACTTCTGCCGGCACCATGAAGGGGCGCTGGCCCCTGGGCTGATCAAGCTGGAGGTATGGCAGAAGGCGTTCCTCAGCGTGGTCTTCGGGATCGTGGACGAGGACGGCGTCAGGATATTTCGGGAAGTCGTGCTTCAGATCGGCAGGAAAAACGGGAAAACACTTTTGGCAGCAGCCATTTCCGCCTACGAAATGTACATGGACGCGGAGTATGGGGCACGGATTTACTTCGTGGCACCGAAGCTGGACCAGAGCCGGCTGTGCTTCAACGCCTTCCAGCAGATGATCATGAAGGAGCCGGAGCTGAGCGACATCACGAAGAAGCGCCGGACGGACATCTACGTGGCGGAAAGCAATTCCTCCGCGCAGCCACTGGCCTTCAGCTACCAGAAGAGTGACGGCCTAAATCCTTCACTGACCGTATGTGACGAGATCGCAAGCTGGCCTGGGGAGGGCGGCCTGAAACAGTACGAGGTCCTAAAGAGCGCACTGGGCGCCCGCCGGCAGCCGATCCTTCTTTCCATCAGCACGGCGGGATATGTATACGACGGGATCTTCGACGAGCTGATCCGCCGGAGCACAGCGGTGCTCATGGGCACGAGCCGGGAAAAGAGGCTCGCGCCTTTTCTTTATCAGATCGACGATGTGGACAAGTGGAATGACATCAACGAGCTGAAGAAGGCCAACCCAAACCTGGGGGTCTCCATCAGCGTGGACTACATGCTGGAAGAGATCGCCGTGGCGGATGGATCCCTTTCCAAGAAGACGGAATTCCTCACGAAATACTGCAACATCAAGCAGAACAGCTCCCAGGCATGGCTGACGGCGCAGGATGTGAAGAAGTGCTTCGGAAACAACCTGACGCTGGAGGACTTCCGGCACTGCTACGCGCTGGCTGGCGTTGACCTGTCACTGGCCGTGGACCTGACGGCTGCGGTGGTCTGCATTGAGAAGAACGGCGTGACATGGTTCGACACCATGTTCTTTATGCCGGAAAACAAGGTAGAGGAAGCGACCGCACGGGACGGCCTCCCGTATCGCATCTACGCGCAGCGGGGCCTGCTGACACTCAGCGGCGAAAACACCGTGGACTATCACGATGTGACGGCATGGTTTGAGATGCTGGAGCACAAGTACGAGATCCTTTGCCTGAAGGTTGGATTTGACCGATATTCGGCCGCCTACTGGTGCCAAGAGATGAGCAACCTGGGCTACGCGATGGAAAGCGTCAGCCAGGGCAGCAACCTGACGGGGGTGCTGATCGATATGGAAGGCATGATCAAGGACGGCCGTCTGCGGTGCATCAATGACAACGACCTGATGAAGGTACACATGCTGGACGCGGCCCTGAAGTTTGAAGAGGGCACCAACCGGCGGCGGCTGGTGAAGATGAGCGCGAAGCAGCACATCGACGGGATGGCGGCATTATCGGACGCCATCTGCATGAGACACAACTATTACGAGGAGTTATCTGGACAACTCAGCAACGAGAGGTGAAGAACATGGGACTGATTGACAGGCTATTCGGCCGGGCGCCGAAGAGTGTGCCGACGGAAGGCAGGTTTCAGACGCTGACGGCCTATTCGCCGGTGTTCACCAGCTGGGGCGGCCAGATTTACGAGTGTGAGCTGGTGCGTGCGGCGGTGGACGCGAAAGCCAGGCACATTGGCAAGCTGCAGTACAGAATGCAGGGAACGGCCCGGACGAAGCTGTACACCGCGACGAAGAGCGCGCCGAATCCATGGTATACATGGCCGCAGTTCCTGGAGCGTTGCTCCAACATCTACGAGGTGCAAAACAACCTGTTTGTTGTGCCGCTGCTGGACGACCTGGGCGAGGTGGCCGGTTTTTTTCCGGCGCTTCCATCCACATGCGAGGTGGTGGACCGCGCCGGCGAGCCTTATCTGAAATACACCTTCGTAGGCGGACAGAAACGGAGCATAATGCTCCGGCGGTGCGCGGTGATCACGAAGCACCAGCTGAAGGATGACGTCTTCGGCGAGAAGAACACGGCCCTGATGCCCACCATGGAGCTGGTAAACATGGTCAACCAGGGAATCATCGAGGGCGTCAAGAACGGCGCCACCTACCGGTTCATGGCCCAGCTGACGGGGAAGATGTATGACGAGGACCTGCGTAAAGAGCGTGAGAGGTTCGACAAGAACAACTTCCAAAGCGGAGGCGGCGGCCTGCTCCTGTTCGGGAATCAGTTCGCGAACATCCAGCAGATCAAACAGGACGGGTACAAGGTGGACGCGGAACAGCAGAAGCTGATCCGGGAAAACGTCTGCAATTATTTCGGGGTATCCGAGAAAGTGATCCGCAACGAGGCGACCGGCGACGAGCTGGCGGCCTTTTTTGATGGGGCCGTGGAACCTTTCGCCATCAAACTGAGCGACGCCATGACAAAGATGATCTTCTCCGAGCGGGAGCGGAACGGCGGGAACATGATCACCTTTGCCGGAGACCGGCTGCAGTACATGAACATCAGCAGCAAGATCTCCATGGCCCAGCAACTGGGAGACCGCGGGATCCTGACCATCGACGAGATCAGGGCACTGTTCAACTACGATCCGCTGCCGGACGGGATCGGCAAGCATGTGCCGGCACGCGGCGAGTATTACTTCGTGGACGAAGGAAAACAGGACGGAGGTAAACAGGATGAATAAAGAGGTTCGGGCGTTTAACTTTGAGGTCCGCGCTGAGAAGGACGAGAAGCACGGCACCTACATCACGGGAACGCCGATTGTTTTTGACCAGGCTACGGACATGGGCTGGTATGAGGAGAAGATCGACCACCAGGCTCTGGCGGGGGCGGATCTGCGGGATGTGCGCTTCCTGATCGGGCACAACACCGGCATGATCCCGCTGGCCAGGAGCCGGAACAACAACGAGAACAGCACCATGCAGATGGTCGTGACGGACCGGGGCATGGAGATCCGCGTGGATCTGGACACAGAGAACAACGCGGAGGCGAGGGCTCTTTATTCCGCTGTTCAGCGCGGTGACATGAGCGGCATGAGCTTCATGTTCGTGGTGGACACGGATAAGGATATCTGGGAGGACATGGAGACGGAATACCCCAAGCGGACGATCATGAGCATCCGCAAGGTGTACGAGGTCAGCGCCGTGGCCTTCCCGGCATACGAGCAGACCGACATCCAGGCAGCTTCCGAAGGCCAGACGCTGGACAGCGTGCGGGCCTCACTGGAGAGTGCGAAACAGAAGCTGGCGAAGGATCGGGCCGCACAGGCCGAAGCAGAGCGCCGGATGGCGCTGATCGCGCGGCTGGAAAACCTGAACAAGGAGGTCAAACGCGATGAAGTTTGACGAGATGAACGGCGAACAGCTCCAGGCACGCCTGGAAGGGCTGAAGGCCGAAACCGCGGAGGAGAAGCGCGACGCGCTGACCACCGACGAACTGGAAGCGCGGGTGCGGGAGATGGAGGCCATCACGGCTGAGATCGAAGCCCGCAAGCAGGCCGCCGCCGAAGAAGCGCGGAAGGCCGCCGAAGCCGCCCAGATGGACGGCGAAAAGATCATTGAGGAGGACAAGAAAATGGAAAATCGTTTTGCCGTTAATTCTCCCGAATACCGGGAGGCTTTCCTGAAGAACCTGCAGGGCAAGGAGCTGACCGCTGAAGAGCGCACCGCTGTCGTTGCCACTGCTGCCATCCCCACCGAGACCGCCAACAAGATCTGGGGCAAGATGCAGCTCTATCCCATCATGAACGCCATCGACGTGATGCACATCCCCGGCAACGTGATCCTGCCCGTGGAAGGCACCATCAACGACGCGGCCGTGGTTGCCATGGGCAACGCTGCCACCGACGGAGCCGACACGCTGGCTCCCGTTTCCCTGGGCGCCTTCAAGCTGATCAAGACCGTGGAGATCACCGCGGACGTGAAGGCCATGGCCATCCCCGCTTTCGAGGACTGGCTGGTTGACCGCCTGGCCAACAAGATCTTCCGCCTGGTGGCTTCCAAGGTCGCAGCGGGCGCAGGCACCACCGAGCCCACCGGCCTGACCAGCATCACCGCCACCGG